CTTTGTTCTTGCGCTAATCCTTGTAAAGCTTTTGTTGGGTCATAACCCATACCAGTTTCAAATAGTCCTCTAGTCGCCTGAAACTGTCGTAGTTGATCTGGGTTGAATCCAGATACCATTGGGCCTGTGTAAGGTATAAACGGTTGTTGTGCAATGCCTTTGGCTCTTGCGTAGATATCTTCATATCTAGCTTGTGTTTGTGGATCTGTTTGTTGCGTGACTGTTTGTGAGCCACTGCCACCTTTAGTCGCGCCGTAAACTGCTGCTCCAGTTGTAATGTATGGTAATGCTGCTTGTGGCATGTTTTCTCCTATAAATCTTTACTCAACAACACTTCTTGTTTTATGCCTAAGTGTTTTGCTTTTCTAATCCATCCTTTTCTGCCGCCACCATATAATCTTTTGATGCCAGCTTCTCTTGCAAATGTTTCTATGTGTTTAAACATTTCTTCAAATTCTTTAAAATTTCCTGCAAAAACCAAAATGTTCATTGCTTTCATTTGTGGAAATAACGCTAATTCTGTTACCATAGCTGATTTTTTACCTGGCCATAGTAGTGCTATTCCATTTCTTATTTTATCTTCTATGTCGTCAATTGTATAGGTATCTTGATATTTCATAGCTTTTACAAGCAAGGGTTTGCACCTATCCCATTCAACTTCCCAAGGTTCTTTTTTAACTTGTTGTATGTCAACTACTTTATTAGTCGCCTTTTGCATATTCTACGATACTCATAATTACACTTAATTTGTTTGCATGAGAAGCTGTGCAATTTATAATTTCTCCAGCTGTTAATATCAAACTTCTAGTTAATAATTCAGTTGTTGCGTGTGCGCTTATATTAAATTGCGACCATAATGTATGCACTACTGAATCATCACTTGTCATAGTAAGAGTAAAGTTTGTTTGTTGACCGCCATCTTCTGTTACCAAAATTGATTCAATAATAGCAAAATCAAAATCATCACCAGTAGGTGCTGTATATATTAAAGTTGGATTTGTTGTAGTTAAACTAACAGTAGCATTAGTTGCCCTTTGTATATATTGTCTTTGTGAGGATAAATCCATTATCTTCTACCTCTTTGTCTTAGGTTTAATCTTATATTACCAACTTGAAAATCTTGTGTGGTTGTACCTGTTACAGTCATTTGTACTTGTCTTGCTGTAAACCTTGCATCAGTATAACCATCGTTTTCAAAAGTAAATGAACCAAAGTCAGTCTCTGCGCCTAGCGGTGTAAACTTGCCTTTAAAACTTATCGTTACACCTGGTAATGTATTAGCTTCTTCATCTGGAATGATCTGATTACATTGCACATAGTTATCGCCGTTTCCTAATTCTATTGGACCACTAGTACAAAAAGGTACATCAGAGTCTAAGTTAGGTGAGTTAGATAATGAGGTTGATTCATGTTCGTAAATAAAACCAAGTGAATCACCTGCAATTGGATAGTCAAAAGCACCTTGGTCAATCCAACAGCCTCTATCTAATGATCCAATAGACCAAGTGTTTTCTCTGTAGTTCCAAATGATATATTTGTTAGGTCTGTACTGGCTTGTGCCTACTGGGAATCCCCACCATATCTCGTTAAAGTTTGAGTTGTGTCCACCCCATGATGCGTTTCTACCTGGAACATTTAAGTTGTCATATACAAAATCATGTACTTCACATGGTATTTCTCTTACAACACCATCATAAACAAAGTAAGCATTTTCACCCATCCATGCTAGGAAGTTACCTGTTTGTACTACTGATCTTCTACTTACTGCTTTACAGTTAGAACCAGCTGCTGCTATACCATAAACAAAAGGTGAGCCAACATAGCTCATTCTATCTATACCAGTATCACTAAATATGATGACATCGTTTTGATATTTAACACCTAGTAATGCCCTACCGCCTGTAGGTATTTGTAAGTCACCTGCTGTGTTTCTAGCTGTGGATGTCCAGTTGGTATTATCTTCTCTATCACTCCATGCGACTTTCCTAGGATCTCCGCCTGCACCAATAGCAACTAAATGCCTTTCGTTAGTTACTAATATAGCTTGGTTATCAATAGGTGCATTGCTTACTACTGTGCCGATAGTGTCAGGTGATCCACCTGCTGAGTCTGGTCGCCATTGATAGATTTTGCCGTCACCAGAAAAACAAAAGATTAAGTGTTCACCCCAGTTGTCAAAGGAGAAATGACCCTGTTGTAATGGTAAACCTGATTGTGATCTAGCATCACCATAATCTTCTACACCCCAATGGTATGCACCATAACCTAATGGATCAGCTGTAACATCGTTTACAAATCCTGATGGTGTTATATCGGTCCAGGTGTTGTCGTAAAGCACATAGATCTTTTGTCTAGTACCAACTGCTAATACAGAATTACCAGCATTATCTTTATAGGCGTACATGCCAATAGGCTCGCCATCTAATGCTGTAGCTCTTAGTTTAGACCAACCGCCTATAGGTTTGAGAAAACCATTTTCAAAACGCACTAAGTTGCCGTCAACCCAACGACCTTTATTAGCATAGTCAGTTCCATTTTTGACTATCCCAGCTGGCGGAGTTACAGGCAACAGGGCCATGATTAACCTATAGTCTTAGTAACGCTTGTTGGTGTGATGATTTCAGCTATCTTTGCATCTAATGCTGCTTTCTTTTCTGCAACATCATCAGCTCCGAAAACTCCTTCAACCCAGCCTTGTACGTCAGAAGCTGTCAAATCTGCAAAAGCTGTAAAGCTTGAGAGGTCTGAAGTATCTAAACCACAAGTCCCGTATGAAGTAGCAGTAATGTTGTTGCCATCAGCATCCTGATTAGCATCATCTTCTGCTGTTAATCTCCAATGCACGTTATAAACAACGTCTGCATTACCATCTAGTGTTGGGTATGTATCAACTGTTGAAACGTCCCAAGTATATCCAATTGCCATATTATTCTCCTTTAAGTAAGTTAATTTCAGATTGTAAGGCTTCAATCTGTGTTTGTTGTTCTTTTACAGCCTTTACAAGATGTACTACAAGTTTACTGTAATCCATTTGATAATGTTCTTCTTCAGAACCTGATACTGCATTTGGTACTATCTCTTGTACTTCTTGGGCTATAAGACCTTCGTCAGCTTTACCATCTGCTTTCCAGTTATATGCAACTGGGTTGAGTTCGTTGATAACTTCTAAACCTCTAGCTTCGCCTGTAACGTCTTTTAGTCTTGCATCTGATGAGGTGTTATATGTGGTTGCAGTAGTAGATGTGACAATAGAGCCAACAGTACCACCACCATTTAAAAAACTTGCCATAGTTCTGGTTGAACCTGATGCTCTAGCTATAGTTATATTTCCTGAAGAACTGGCTGCAAAACTATCATCTTGTCCACTACTTGTGCCACCAACCAATAGATTACCTGATGAGTCTATCCTTGCTGTTTCACTTCCGCCACTATTAAAAATTAATTGTGCAGAAGATTTTAAAGTGGTATTTGTTCCATCATGCTCTAGTTGACCATAAGCACTAGCAGAATTACCTAATCTTGTAACTCTAACAACACCGCCACCAGACGCATCAACATGAAGCGGTTGACTTGGACTATCAGTTCCAATTCCAACGTTGCCTGATGAGTCTATGACTGCTTTGGTAGAGCCACTTCTTTGTATTTCAAAGTTACCTGCACCAGTGGCATTTAAAAATGTTTTTCTATCCGAAGCTAAAGAGTCTGAGCGTCTTACAGCTAATTGAATTGCTGTGTCACCTGACTCACCTTCGTTACTGTGAAAAGATGCTATAGTTGTAGTTACCCCATCAGCAGATTGTGCATCAACAGTTAGCTTTTCACTTGGACTACTCGTTCCAATTCCAACGTTTCCTGATGAGTCTATACGCATGGATTCAGACCAAGTTGTAGAATTTTGACGTGTACCGAAAACTAAATGAACACCGCCGCCAGAATCAATGGAATTGACTTTCCAGCCATAACCTGAGCCAAATGAAGACGTAGTAAATTCAAGACCACCTATAGATGATAAAGCGGTGCTTGAATCTTCTAATTTAATTCTACCTTGTCCTGTTGCGTTTGTTGCACTAATATCGCCAATTTGTAAGCTAGTATCAGGACTACTCGTTCCAATTCCAACATTGCCTGAAGAGTCTATTCTCATGGCTTCATCTTGGTCTACAAAAAATTGCATACTAGAACTAGCTTGAGTATTACCAGCATCAGCTCTTAGTTGCAAAATTCCGTTAGCACTAACAAACTGTGAATATGTTGTAGGAGATGAAGTATCAGTCAAACGGAAATTACAAGTACCATTTTCACTAACTTCAAGATTTACACCAGGATTATTAGTGCCAATACCAACGTTGCCTGTTGAGTCTATGGTCATAAACTCTGTTGCAGCAGCAGTTCCTACAAATCCTGAAAACTTACCTGTGCTTCTATTGTATTGCCATTTAGCTATTCCACCTGTTGATTCAGTATTTCCAAATGATAGTGTAGATGTAGTTCCGCTTACAGATTGTTTTACAAAATCATCTGCTCCATCATCTGAAACTAAAGTAGCTCCTGTAACTTCAAGTTTAGCACCAGGATTACTCGTTCCAATTCCAACGTTGTCGTTGGAGTCTAAGAAAGTTACTGCGGCTGTTGTACTTGACGAATTAAAGAATCCTAAATCACCGCTTGAATTAACACCTAGTTGCCAACTTTCGTCAGTACCTGCACCCGCAGTACCATTTTCAACAATAGATATAGCGTGTCCTGACGAAGTAGTCCTAATTCCCATATTTCCCGATGTAGCAATAGTCGAATGATTACCAATGGTTAAAAGCTGTTGAGGACTAGTTGTTCCAATACCAAGCGATTCAGCACTAGCATCCCAAAATAAAGCTTGGGTAGTTCCTGTGTCTTCGTAAAAGGATATGTCACCTAAACCACTTATTTTTAATCTTTCTTTTGTAGCTCCTGTATTATCTTCACCAGTTTGAAAAGATAATATACTTCTTAAATTACCTCCTTCTCTAGCAGATACAATCCTAGCGTTTACATCATATACAGGATTAAATACTAAATTAGCTTCTACATCGGAAGTAGTTCCAGTTCCTTCTAAAGTTGCAATATCCCCTGCTGCTTTTGAAACAGTCAACCCATCAAAGGTTGGAGTTCCTGCAACGTCTAAACCTGTAAGCGTACCAACACTTGTAATATTAGGTTGAGCTGCTGTAGCTAATGTGCCTGTAATATTTCCTGAAGATTGGATAGTACCTGTAATATTAATGTTACCAGTACCTGTAATGTCACTTGAACTTAAACTTATATCAGTACCACCTGTAGTGTTACCATTAGCAAGAACTTCAGCAAGTGAATCTGCTGTAGCAACTTGTGCATCTACATAAGCTTTGATGGATTCTGATGTTGCAACTGTTGTAGCTGATGCTGTACCAAATGTATCGTCATCAATAAAGTTTGCAATATTAATACTACCATCTGACAAAGTACCAAAAGTAACTGTACCTGTTGTTGTAATAGCTGATGAACCATTGTCTATAGATCCAAAGCCTGATGTTATAGATCCACCATTTAATGCACCAACACTTGTTATGTTTGTTTGTGCTGCTGTAGATAAAGTACCTACAATTGAAGTATTAGCTGTAAGGGTTGTAAATGTACCCGCAGCTGGTGTTGTGCCACCAATAACAGAGCTATCAATAACTGCGCCATCTAGGTTCATAGCTACTGATGTACCAGTAGCGCTAAATAAACCATCA